ACAATGCATATACAGTAATATCTTTAACGCTAAGTGGGACTTCTACCTTAGCTAAAATCTTTCGTCCAGTGCCAGTATCTTTTGACCTCATTGTTGTGCCTTTCGTTGCCAGTATGTTAAATTATGATGTGCCATGACATCTCTCCATGATTATCCTGTAATAAGATATTATGGCAAGATGACTTACTTGTCAACCAATAATTTTTGGTTACAGTATTTATTATAGTTCAATGTATGAAAACTTAATTGACCATGTAACATCTGCAGTCGAAGAACCGTTTGCATAAATTTTAAACTGTCCGCTATCGATTACTGTGTCTATATCCCACCCGTTTGCAGTAGGAAATGTATATGTTTTAGTAGGAGTTACAGGTAATACATACCCGCCGCTATTATTTTGGACAATACCTTCGATTTTTACTTTTTGTAATTCAGAACGAGTATTATTTGACCCGACTGCTTCTATTGTATAAGACCATATCTTATTAAGTGCCGGCGCCAATTCTACTTCATCAAACTTTACAATAACTGGAGTAGCACCTACTGTTTTAATAGAATATTTTGTGTACGGATCACTGCTTACAACACTGTCTGTTTGTATAACTGCACTTGTTGCAGTTAATGGTGTCGATGTTGCTATATCTCCGCCATTGAATCCCGGGTTAGTCGATTCAACCGGTGTAGCACCGGTACTTTTTTCTGTTTGTTTCTGTGAATATACTGTCCGGTAACCGGTTATAGTTCCGCAATAATCATATATCGGCACTTGTTGCGAAACATTAGGGTTAGGATCATCATCCTTATCTAATATATCAAGTATTTCTGGCTCGACTAGTAAATGAAATATATTAGGATAAGTTATCGGTTGACCGACTGCAGTTTGTGTATTTGAAAATAACGGCCCACCTGTAGCAGGATTATAGTTGTACTGGTAAGTTACAGGGTATGATGCTAAATTGTCATATACACTTTTTAGAGAAGAAACAACACCTGCTGTTGATGAAATCGGAGCACCGCCAGTGCCGCTGCCCGAATTATACATCACTCCAACTTCCGTGTTACACCCACCGGATGTAAAGTTGCTGCCGCCAGTATCGTATGAACCTAGTATGTTGTTCTCGAAGCTGATAATACTTGATATTGCATTAGCAACAGTGTTAACATCATTTGTGATGCTATCTATAACACTTTGTCCAAGCGTTCCTGCACTAACTGCAGAAAAATTGTTTGCAATAGTTCCTAATATACCACCGTTAAAAACACTTGCGTTAAATCCGCCGGTGCCTAAACATGCACAAACTTGTCCAGGAACAATACTACCTATTTGATCAATTATAGATTTGCCTGCACCTAAAAAGCTACCAAATGCATTTGCAATAATATTCGGAATAGCAATCGGATTAACAGGTGATGCACAAAAGTTAATCATTGCTGCAACGTTTTGTGCTTCTGCAATAATAGCATTCAATCTTCCTAAAATATCATCTATTTTAGTATGATCCATAAATGATTGTAATGCGCCTGCAAGTTTATCTAATGCAGCATATAATGCAGCTTGTAAATTTGGCAATCCTAACAATTCTTGTATATTTGCATACATACAAATTTGTAAGTTAGGAAGTTTAAAACCACTACCACTTAGTAAACCACATATAAGTTCTCTAAGGGTAAAACTATATTCAGCTGATGCAATTATTTTTAATGGACCTGCATCAATACCAGTACCGCTGCCGAAGTATTGAGTCGCATCTAAATAATCGTTTGCATTTTGCAAACCTGCCTTGAAATCATCGTATGTAGTCATTATTACCCACCTGCTCTCACATTACCACTTGCTGTTTTTGCTTTGGGATTGCAATGGGGTCCACCTACTGGAATACATAAGCTGTCAGGTGATGCACTGTCGTTTAATACAATAATTGGTTTGCCGCCGATGCGTATCTTAGGATTAGATGTGATTAACCCGCCGCCGCCGTGTGTGTTTTTGTCGCCATCTACTGCAACAGTTCTACCGTTTACTCTAACGTTAAGACCTGTTGCAATAGTTTGTGCGCCACAACTTCTAGAATCTTTGTCTCTATGCACGAATCCCATGCATATATTTATTACAAGACGAGACCAGCAGGTGCTGCAACAATACCAGATGTTGCTTGTAGATAGTTGTCTGATATTTGTTTAACTGTTTTAGTAACCATAACAACGTTGTTTTTGTAAACGTCAATCGGTGTAGTGTCTTTTGGATCTACACTCATTAACCATGGAATAAGCATTGCTTGTCCATTTTGCGGGTTAACTGTAAAAACTAAAGGTCTTGTAAGTTTTAGTGCGTCTGATTTATCTTCTATTAGCTTTCCGATAATTTCTTCGCCGGTTACTAATTTAAGTGTAACTACATCATTTGCAACGTGTGATGGTTTAAGGTTGAGCATCGATATTTTCCATTAATTGTTTTACTTCAGTTGGATCCATTTTGCTCAATGGCATACCGCCACCTTCAACTAAAACTTTTCCTTTATAGTAAATTTGCGGGACAGTTTTATGCCCTTGTGCTATGATCCACTCTCGTTGAGTAGAATCTAAGTCAACTCTGATCTCTTCGAATTGAATGTTATTTTTTGTAAGGTAATTTTTCGCAAGATCGCAATATCCACATCCTGCTTTGCTGTAAACTGTAATCATAATGAAAATCCTTTGAATGTATCGCCACTAACATCTTGCTTAACTGCACCGATTGTGTATGACGAGATTTCTGTTTCTTGTGGTGCCACTTGAACTTCTGCACCTGCAATCCATTTCTGTGTCCACGGAAGTGGATTTGTTGCTTGACTATATACTTTTGGAAGTGAGACATGTGACATACGTTTTGCTGCAATATGTTCAATATATTCACATAGCAATTGCTTGTTAAGTCCTAGCATACTACCGTCTTTAAACAAATAATCTGCCCATGCTTTTTCCTGTTCAACAGCATCAACAAACATTTTGATACATGCTTCTTCTGTTTCAACTGCAATCGTTTCAAAGTCAGGATCATCTTTACGTAATGTTTTCAATAGCAACTGTGTACTACCGAGATGCAAATTTTCGTCACGAGCAATCAACTTAATAATCTTAGCATTGCCTTCCATTTTCTTAAGTTCAGCAAATGCCCAACTACATGCAAAGCTAACATAGAAACGAACGCCTTCTAGAATGTTAACACTCATTAGTGCAAGCCATAGTTTCTTTTTTAGTTCATATAGATCAACAACAACTGTATTGCCGTTGACAGTATGGGTGCCTTCTCCTAGAAGATTGTAGTAACCAGCAAGTTCAATCAGTTCATCGTAATTTTTGCTGATATCTTCTGCACAATCAATGATTTCTTCAATGTCTAGCATACCGTCAAAAATCTTACTTGGATTGCTGTAGATATTGCGGATAATATGTGTGTAACTACGACTGTGAATTGTCTCGCTAAACGTCCAAGTTATAATCCAGTTTTCAAGTTCTGGCAAACTAACGATACTACCAAATGCTTCAACTGGCGCACGACCTTGTACTGAATCTAATAGAATTTGACGCTTTAGATTTGAAGTAAAAATATGTTGTTCATGCTCTGTTAGTGCTTTAAAATCTTTAGCATCTTTCATAACATCAACTTCTTCCGGACGCCAAAAGAAACCAAGTTGCTTATCAGTAAACTTATCAAAGCTAGGATACTTCATTGTATCATAGCGTTGGATAGTAGGCCCGCCGCTTGGATCGAGGAAAGCCTTTACTGTTGTATGGTTACTTTTGTTATTAATATCAAATACTGATGCCATGGTGTTCCCTTAAATTGTGCAACTGTCGCAAGCGGCTTCATCGGCGAACCCGTTTACATTTTCTGTTTCAACCACTATATTTGATTGTGCAAATTTGTCAATATCAATTTCACCTGCGCCATCATATGTATTAAAGTAATACAATTGCTTGCCGCCATACTTATAGAACATCAACATATGTTGAATCATAACAGACATTGGGATCTTTTCATCTTCAAAAAATTGCGGATTGTACGAAGTGTTTACACTAATACCTTGGTCAATATATTTTTGCAATACTGCCATAATCTTTAGGTAACCTTCTGGTGATGCTTGGTCCCACAATAATTCGTATTTGTTCTTTAATTTATGAATACCAGGAACAACTTGCTTTAATACGCCGTGTTTACTTTGTTTAACACTTACAAGAGAACGTGGTGGTTCTACGCCGTTCGTTGCATTACTGATTTGTGCAGATGTTTCAGCTGGCATAAGTGCCATTAATGTAGAGTTGCGAATGCCGGTATTACGTAGTTGTTCTCTTAAACTGTCCCAATCCATACGCTCCTGGTGTGCAACTAGTTCGTCAACATCACGCTTATAAGTATCAATAGGAAGAACACCATCACTGTATTTGGTTTCGTCATTCCAAAGACATGCACCTTGCTCTGCTGCCAAATCTGCACTAGCTTTAATCAAATAATAACTCCATGCTTCTGCATACTCGTCAATCATTGCTAAGTTTGGATTGCTGTATGTCATATCGTTCTTGGCCATCCAATATGCAAGATTAATAATACCAACGCCAAGAGGACGTCTGCCCATTGTAGCACGGTATGCAGCTTTGACTGGATAACTTTGATAACTTAACAATGCATCTAGACCACGGACAGCAAGTTCACACGCTTTTGCAAAATCAGATGGCTTTTTAATGTTACCCCAATTAATAGCAGATAGGGTACAAAGTGCAATCTCGCCTTCTTCGTCGTTAAAATCATTTAACGGCTTTGTCGGGAGATCGATTTCAGTGCAGAGATTACTTTGTTTAATAGGTGCAACTTCTGGCTTAAATGATCCATGTGTATTTGCATGGTCAACATTCATTAGGTAGATACGACCGGTATCTTTACGTTCACCCATAAACGAGCTAAACAGTTCAAGTGCGCTAACTACCTTCTTGCGTAACTTTGTATTACGCTCTGCGGTTTCGTATAGTTCTTTAAACGTGTCTTGGTCAGCAAAAAATGCATCATAAAGACCTGGTACATCTGCAGGACTAAACAGTGTAATATTTCCGCCAGTAATTAAGCGTTCGTACATAAGTTTATTAAATTGCACACCATAGTCCATATGACGCACACGGTTATCTTCAATGCCTTTGTTATTTTTAAGAACAAGCAAATCTTCCACTTCGTAATGCCAAATTGGATAATAAAGTGTTGCTGCACCATTACGCACACCACCCTGGCTACATGAGCGTGTTGCTGCTTGGAACATTTTATAGAAAGGAATTACTCCTGTGTGATAAGCATCACCCTTACGAATTGGGGAGCCAATAGCTCTAATAGATCCTGCTCCGATACCAATCCCTGCTTTTTGAGATACATACTTAACAATGCTGCTAGTAGTAGCATTAATACTATCGAGAGAGTCGCCAGTTTCAATGAGAACGCAACTAGAAAATTGCCTCTGCGGAGTTCGAACACCCGCCATAACAGGAGTAGGCAAGCTAATGTCATGCAAGCTAATAGCATCGTAATAATCCTTTACCCAACGGAGACGAGTTTCTTTTGGATAATTGCTGAATAGTGTTGCAGCTATTAGCATGTATGCCATTTGCGGGGTTTCTTTAATATCGTTAGAAACTCTGTTTTGAACAAGATATTTTCCACGCCATTGTTCCATACTAACATAAGTTAGTGACTCGTCTCTTTCATGTTTTACATAATTGTTTAATTCATTCCATTCATTTTCAGTGTATGCAGTGAGCAATTCAGAATCATAAAATCCTTCTGCAACATTTCGTTTAATAAGTTCAAGTATATGACATGGTTCATATGATCCGTATACCATTTTACGTAGATGATATACGATTAGTCTTCCTGCAACAGATTGATAATTTGGAGTTTCTTCGCTAATTAAATCGGCTGCAGCTTTGATTAGTGTTTCTTGAATTTCGTCAGTTGTAATGCCGTTGTAGAATTGAATAGCACTTTTTAATTCAACTTCACTAGGACTAACTCCAGTGACACCTTCGCAAGCGTGGAATACTACTTTGTGTAGTTTATCTAAGTTTAAAATTTCTTTTGAACCATTTCTTTTAATTACTTGTATATTGCTCATAACATACTTTTCCCTTTTAGAATAAAATAGGCTTCCCGTGCGTTAGTATAACGCATGGTTTAATTATAAATTTTTTATAATATCGTTAACGGAAATACGATAAGATATCGAACATTCGCTGTCGTGAAAACTACTTATCGTCCCTCGCTCATAATTAAGCAGGTGTTTATTGTCTATTAAAGCACAAAGTTTTTGAAAACTTCTGCCATTACATGTTACATAAATCAGCTCGTTCGATATATTTTGATTAGCATAATATATGGTATATGCCATACCAAGTGCTAAACTATCTTCACAAAAATCACCTTGGTGTAACATTTCCCAAGGAGTAGGCCACTGACGGCAATCTACGGGGTCGATCGTTATACTAACCAAAGGTGCAGATTCCCACCATGCTACTACTGTTTTACACACATCAAGTGTATTTGTTGTGTCTAGCCCACGTCTAAATTCTCTCCAACGATTTAGTCTCACGCTGGGAGATTCATACCAGGCTCTATGTTTTAATTGCTGTTCCAAAGTTGATATGTATATTTGAATTTTGCTACGGCGTTAGCATTGTCGGTATAAGTTAACTTTAAGGTATTTGCGGTTGCAACGTTTGTTCCAAAGTTAATATCAACAGTGCCTACTTCAGTATAGTTGTCATCTATTGCGGCTGTTGGACCTGTTGTGTTTACTGCAATACGCAATTGACCTACTCTAAGCCCATTTGCTGTTTTTAATGTATAATCAATGATACATGCATCTGCTACTGTTGTGTTAAAACTAAATCCAGTTTCTGCTGCAGATCCGTTTGCCGCAAGTTGTATACTACTAGGTATTATAAGATCGTTAAGAAAATCAAGTTCGCCGTTAAACTTTGCAGTAATAGCAACACCTGAACCTGGTGCAGTGGTAAATGTTATTGTAGTTCCAGATATAGTATATGCAGTTGTAATTGTTCCGTTTAGATATACCCCGATTACGTTATGGTTACTAAAATCAACTGGAAGAACAAATGCTGTTGTAGAAGCGTTGCCTGTTCCTACTGCAATTGTATCATTGCCGATAAACAGTCTACGTTGATCTTTTGCATAACCTAATTCACCTGCATCCAATAAAGGCAAATCTGCGAAATTGCCTTGTTTTACTTTCATTTTACTAATACGTGTGGTTGCCATTTTCTATTCCCTCGATAACATATTTAGTTGAGTTTATAAAACTCGGCAACTCGATTGGCCCATTTTTCTTCCCAAAATTTAAACTCGTCTGGTTCTACTTCAAACAGTTGCCATTCGCACTCTCTGCTACACATAAAAATTGCAGCATGTTCTATATTTGTCTTGTATAGTTCATTATGTGCCATGCCGTATGCTGCGGCTTGCATAAAATAATCTTCAATCCAATCACGCTTTTTTGGTTTATTAGTTTGTTTAAAATCCATTATAGCAGGTTTACCTTTCCACATACCAACAAGGTCAGTGGTCCCTGCATATAGTCCGGGATAACAAAGGTTAACTTCACTGCCCCAAACTTCTGAAATGTGTGGTTGTATATTTTTAATAACAGTATCAGCCATAAGCCTAGACTGAACTGTTGCCTCGCCTGCATAAGTTTCGTTCTTAACCCAATGCTCTAATATGGCGTGCATGTAGGTCCCTGTGTTCGCTGCTTCTGTTACGATACGCTGGGCTTCGTCTTCACCAACACGTTGTTTCCAATTGTTAAGTGCTTCTCGTTTTTCTTTGGGTTTTGTTTTGTCAAGAATAGTTGTAACACTAGGGACAGGTTCTCCCCAGGGATTTTCGTAAAGTCGTTTTCCGTTTACAGATTTACGCTTTAGTTCTTGATATGGATATGGTGTGGTTATTGTTAACATATTGTGACAATATATTATTGTAACAATTTTGTCAATAAGTAATTACCCATTTGAAAGTATTAGTTGATGTGGCATTTGTTCGCTGTTCAATACCATAACCTAAACTTTCAAAATGTGCGATAACTTGGCTCATTTGATCTGTCTTTGCACGATCGGTTGTTGTCCCATTCCATACACTAAAATAGGATACACTATCAGGATTTGTAGCTGTATGTGTTGTAGCAGATAAGCCAAGTGCAT